CGCCTCGTCCGCGAGCTTCGTGGCGAAGATGTGCACGGCGTGGCCGCGCGTCGCGAGCGCCCGGGCCAGCCCGACGCAGGCGGACTCCGAGCCGCCCAGCGATTCCTTGCCGGCGACGACGCCGGGCGTGAAGAGCACCGAATCGACGTGGAAAGCGATCGACAGCTTCACGCCGTCACCTTCCGATTCTTGGGCGCGGCCGCGTCGGCCTCGGCCTTCAGCGTGTCGCGCTCGTCGAGCAGCGGTTGGACGTCGTTGCGCAGCGCCGCCTGCCAGCGCCGCAGCACCTCGGGGCGGACCGTCTCTCCCGCCCGAACCCGACAGATCTCTTCGATGATGGCGTGCATGTGCTCCGTCTCCTCCCTGAGCCGAACACCCGGCGGACGAGGCCGAAGCCCCGTCCGCCGCGATGGTGAAACGCCGACGGTGTTACGCGCGGATGCGGAACATCGTCTGCGGGTTGTGGACCTCGACCGTGTACTCGCCCTCGATCGCGCCCTTCATCGCCGAGCCCGTCATCGCGAGCGGGATGTGGCGGAAGGTGCGGTTCTGGAGCGGGGTCGGCCGGACACGCTCGCGCGCGATGCCGAGGACCTCGCGGTCCGGCATCCACGGCGACAGCAGCACCGTCGCGGTCCCGAACGGGCCCGTGTAGGTGCGGATCGAGCGCTGGAACACCTCGCTCTTGTTCGAGTCCTGCACCTTGGTGTCGTTCAGGTTCGAGATGTCCTGGTAGGTGCCGGCGCCGCACAGCAGCGCGATCGTGTCGGTCTGCCGCAGCCCGTTGTTGAACGCCTGCTTCCAGACCGCCCCGATGTAGGTGTGGGGGTTGGCGGTGAACGACGCCGCGGTGACGGCGGAGTTGATCGACCCGATCATCGCCCGCAGCCCGTTGAACGAGCGGTAGACGGTCTCTGAGCCGATCGAGTTGCCCGACGCGACGCCGCGGATGACTTCCTTCTCGTAGTCGCGCAGCGCCTCGGCGATGCGGTTCATCTTCTGGTGGCTGTACTCGTCGTCGATCCCGATGCCCTTCACGGCCGCCTGGGTGAGCGAGACCGTGATCGGCAGCTGGAAGAACTTGACGTACGTCTGCTTGCGCCGGCGCGCGCGGGTCACGTCCCCGACGGCGTCCTGGCCTTCGAGTGCCAGCGGCGCGCGCACGAAGAGCTGGCCGGCCGACGCCAGCGAGCCGACGCCGCCCGCGCCGAAGTTGCGCGAGACGAGGACGGAGTTCGGTCCGACGACCGAGGTGACCTGCATCACTTCCGGCGCCGCCGACTCGTTCTCGAGCAGCGTGCCGACGGTGAGCGTGTCGCCGAGGCCGGTGAGCTGGATGCCCGTTGCCGCGGTCGTCGAGTTGATCGCCGACGCGGTCGTGAGGTAGTTGGGCCGGAGCTCCTCCTCGACGAACTCGTGGACGATGTTGCGCGCGAGCGACTCGCCGTCGCCGAGCCAGTCGAGCAGCGGCGTCTCACGGATGGAGACGAGCTTGATTGTCGGAGAAACGTCTTCCTCGATCAGCGACCCGCCGGAGGCGGTGAACTGGTCGAAGGTCGACAGACCGGAGAACGGCATGTTGCCCTCCTTGAACCTGCCCGCCGATGGCGGGGGTCACACCAATGGGTGATGTGCGCTGTTCACGAAAGGCCGCGCCGAGTGCCCGGCAGTTTGCGTCCGCAAGACGGGAGGGGCTTGGTCCGAGGCGCGCATCCCTCCGGCGCCGGCAGTTAACGTCCGCAGGACGGCCCGCAGGCGCGGGCGGCTGGCGAGGCGGCCTACGCGCCCGCCTTGCCCTTCTTCTCGAGTTCGGCGAGCTTCTTCAGCTCCTGTTCGTGGACCACGAGCGCGCGCGGGGATCCCGAACGCAGCGCCTCTTCGGCCGCGGCCTTCACCTGGGCCTTCTGCGCCTCGATCTCCGGTGCACCGGCGCCATCGGTCGTCGAACGGCCGCCGCCGGCCCCGCCACCGTCACCGGTGTTGCCCGCCCGCACCAGGTGCGGGTTGGCGTCGAGAAACTCCTTCACGAGCTGGTCGGGCGTCATCGCCTTGCCGCTGACAAACCGCTGGTTGCCCTGCTCGTCGACGACGATGGCCTCGTGCTCGTCGTTCAGCTTCAGCTGCGCGTCGAGCAGCAGCCGGACCTGCGCGGGGTTCACCGCATTCAGCTTCCCGGCCGCGTCCGAGATGCGCAGCCCGATGACGTTGTCGCGGAGCTTGCCGGCGAGCTTGTCGCCGCGCTCCTTCTCGGCGGCGATCTTCGGCTCGTATTCCTTCTTCAGCGAGTCGGCCTGGTTCGTCAGGGCCTTCTCGTACTCGCCCTTGCGCTCCAGCTCCTTCTGCTCCTGATCGGCCTTGAACTTCTTCAGCGCGGCAACTTCCTCGGAGTCGCCGCCGGCGTTCTTCTTGATGGCCAGCGCCACGGCCGAATCGACGCGGCCCTTCACGAATGTTTCGAGCTCGGCGTTGGACTTGAAGACGACCTGGTCCCCGGTCCCTCCACCGTCGCCGGTGCCGCCGCCACCGCCGCCCGTGTCGAAGTACGGCTGCGCGATTCTCCAGAAGCGATGCATGGACTCCCCTTCCTCCCCTCTTAGGCGTTCAACTGCTTCAGCCGGTCGCCGAGCTCGCGCTCGAGGACCGCCTTCACCTTCAGCTGCTCGTCACTCGTCAGACCCATGAACCGGCGCAGCACTCGGGAGCGGCCGGCTCCGGTGATGTTGTGGTAGAGGGCCTTCTCTTCGCTGCTGACCTCGCGGCTGCGCTGAATGAACCGCGGTCCGCTGAACCGCTCGCGTCCCTTGAGCCCGCCTATACCCTCACGCTTCGCCTGCTTGAGGGACCGCGGACGGATCCTCGGCGCGCGTGTCACCCGACGCGGTGTCTTCCGCTTGGGGATCGGCTGGAACGCCGCGTCGATAAACTTCTTCTTGGCCATCTACTTCGTGAACCCCAGCACCACCGCCGCTCGCTCACGATCGACGCGGACCTCCACGATCGTGAGGTCGTTCAGCATCGCCCCGCTCAGCGTGAGATCCGGCTTCGGAATGCCCCCGACGGACTTGTGCTTGTAGTCCGCGTACTTGGGCGACAGCCCCTGAAACGGCTGACCATCGGCGCCGACCTGCCGGAACCGCGTGCGGGACACGATCATCTCGCGCGCCAGGAGCCCGATCTCGCGCATGTCCTCGGCGGTGAGGAGCTCCAGCTGCTCGAGCTCGAACGACCGCGCTACGCGCACCTGGACGCCCACTACGCCGCCTTCCTTCCGCCAGGCGGCAGCGCCGCGATCGCGGCTTCGACTTCCGGCAGCCGCTTGCCTGTCCCGGCCAGTTCGCGGGCCTCGCTGAACTTGCTGACGGCGTGCCACACGTGCCGGCAGTTCCAGCCGCCGCCGGTCAGGAACGTGTTCGGCAGCTGCCCGTTGTCGAGCGCGTCGATCTGCGCGCGCGTGTAGACCTTGCCGACGTGCCCGCGGCAGAACGGCCGCAGTCGCTCATCGACGGGCCCGACGTAGATGAAGACGTCGCTGGCGCCCGACTTCATCGCCTCGAGCTGGCGCGTGAAGATGCTCAGCGTCGTGTTGTACAGGCGCCGGAGTTGCGTCTCCTCCAGGTCGACGGCGTCGCCGAGGTCCTCCAGGAGCGCCTTGACATCGCGCTGCGAGTAGATCCCCTGCGCCAACGTGCGCCAGAGCGCCTGTGCGGTCTCGTCGCCGGCGCCGAGCAGGTCGATCTTCGCGAGTTCCTGGAGCGCCAGGATGCGCGTCTGGTCGGTCGACGTGAAGGCGCTCAGCTTCGCGGCGCCGCGGAGCTTGCCCATCTGCTCGACGAGCCGGTTCAGCGGGACGGATGTCGCCGTCTCCGTGAGCTGGTCGTAGCCGGCCGTGCGCAGCGCCTTCTGGATCTCGCGCCGCAGCTTGGCGCCGCGGACCGCGCGCGTCAGCGCGGACGGCGTGCCGTCGAGCGCGCCGGTGGCCAGCGCGCGGAGCTCCCGCTCGAGGTCCCGCAGGACGCGTCCGAGCTCGAGGGCGTAGGCGTTGCCGATGCTGTCGGCGACGCGCGCCAGCTTCTCGGATTCCGTCAGGAGCGCGGCGAAGGACTCGCTCACGCGGCCTCCTTGATGGGCGGTTCCTGCCCCTCAACGGGCTCGGCGCCCGCGCCCTTGAGCATCGCGGCCAGCCGTCCAACCCGCTGCAGACCAGCCTGCGGCGGCTCCTTGGCCATCTTTTCGAGCTCCTTGTCGATCGCGTCGATGATGTCCGGCCCTGCGTCGGGCAGGAACTTCGCCACGAGGCGACGCCGAAGCTCCTTCATTAACGCCGGCGGCATCTCGATCGTGATGGCCGCCTGCGCCTGCTCGAGGATCTCGGAGAACGGCGTGACGTCGAACGACTCCGGATACCGGATGACGACCTTCGCCTCCTCGAGGCGCTGCTCCCAGTTCGACTCGCCGTACTTGGCGCGGAACCAGAGCTCGACGAATTCATACTCGGCCTTCTCGCACTCGTCCCCGTAGCTGGCGAGGATCTGGTTCATGTCCTCGCGCTTCAGCTTCAGCGAGCCTTCGGCCTCGGCATCCCTGGTGTCGGTCTCCCAGGGGATGTTGGCGAGACGATACATCGTCCGACGCAGCTCGGCCCGTTCCTTCTGGTAGGCCTCGATGTTGTTGGCTTCGGCTGTGACGTACTGCGCGCCGCGTGCCGAGAAGAGCACGTTCTCGGTTCCCGACCCACCCGTGGCGTTCAGCATCGTGATCGCCTGGTCGACGGTCATCGCCTTCTCGCCGTCACCGAGGATGATGTTCAGAATCGAGAAGGTCTGATTGCGGAGCAGCTCGCGGAGCTCGCTCGTGAGGTTGTAATCGTCGACGAACAGCATCGGGTCGCCCAGCACGGACTGCCCGATGACCGGCGAGAGCGCGCGCCGCTTCGCGTACTGGATGACCACGGGGAGCCGGCCAAACTGGTGCTGACCGCTCTTGCCGGCGATCGCCGTCCCGTCGCTGTTCAGGACCTCGAAGCCCTCGGTCGTGATGATCCGTTCCTGGTAGCGCGCGGTCGGCAGCGGCTGCTCCTTGAGCGACGTCCGCGGCTGCGCTTCCAGGAGCTTCACGGCCGTCAGGCAGCCCATCTCGTCCTGCAGCCAGTCGGGCATGTCGAGCGGGCTGTAGAGGCGCAGATACGGCGCGCGCTGGTCGGCCATGGTGTACGGCCGCGGTCCCTGCGGGCGGTCCATCACGTGGACGATGTGCCCGAACAGCCCGCACGGCGGCCAGTTGAGCGCCATGTAGTCGTCGATGTTGGTGCGACGGCCGTCGACGTTCTGCCACCACTTCGAGAGTTCGTGGCTCTGCGTCGAGTCCTTGCTCTCGCCGATGGTCCGGACGACCGGCGTCCGGAAGAGCGCCGACTTCTTCTGCTCGAGGATCGTCGCGGCGACGTTCTCGTAGCGGGCGATCTTGCGGCGCGCGAGGAGCTTCTTCGTCGGCTTCGAGGGGGCCTCCGCGGTGTAGTCCTGCCACTCCCGCGGATGCGCCATCAGGCGAGTGCCATCGAGAAAGCCTCCAGACCCTTCGAAGACTTCCACGAGCAGACGCCAGACCGGTGCCCACGTGGCGTACACGGGATGCACCGGCGCCGCCGGGGCGACGGCCGTCACGGACGTGAGCGGGTCTACCGCCGTCGTGATGGCGCTCATTCGATGGTGTGATGGGGTGTTGGGACGCCCCGAGCGTCAGAATGCGGTGGGAACGGTAGACCTACGTGTTTTGTGTATACCAAATACTCAGGAGATCCGGCGGAGGACGACCTGATCGAGTTTCGCCGGTTCGACCTCCACGAGCATCCTCGCGGCCAGTTTCAGCAGCGCGTGCACGCTCACATCGTGGCGGATCGACAGTCGGCAGAGCGCGTCGTCGACGTCGGCGTCAAGGCGAACCGGCCGCGGGTGCGGGCGAACAACGGGGTCTTTGCGCGGGCGACCCATCAGCGTTGAACGTCCTCCCCGAGCAGATCCTGGAGGAATCGCCGCGACGGGTGCGACTCCGACACCACCGCGAGGAGATGCGGCAGGTCGTTCTGCCAGGGGCAGTTGCTGCAGCGCACCCAGTTGGTCCGTGGCGTCAGCGTCAACGTCCGGCGCTGGCAGGCGGGACAACTGACTGGCAGCGCCGAGCCCTGCGACTGGTGCGCGCTCACAGCAACCTCGGCAAAAGGAAACGCCGCCAATCGCTCACGTCATTTTTTGGAATCCAAATCACCTTAACACCTGGAAGTAGGCGTTCATACACTTCGAGCTTCCCCTCCCAGGATAGGTCCCCGACTTCGACGACAGCGATCAGAGCTTCTGAAGCGACTTCCACGATGCCGAAGTCACAACGGCAGTGCTGCGAACCGCGCGAGCCGTAACGACCCTGAACTTTGACCGTCGGCCATTCTGGAATGGCGATGTGTGTCTCAATCGGGTACATCGATCCCAGAATCTGAAGCGCGCGTTGAACCTCCACCCTCGCGAGCGACTGACCGACGATGCCGTGCCCTAACAGGGGGTATGGACTACCGCCAGTCAGGATCGATGGGTGCTGTTGACAGGCGCGGCGATGGATGCCAAGGAGATAATCCATCTTCGCGCGGAATTGGACTGCGGTCATCGTCACAGCAGTCGTTCCACGCGGGCGAAGCCG